TCCAGATAACGTTCTGTTTCCATAACGCTCTACTTCTTGTTCATAAATTTCAGGTAAATACTGTTGAGCAAAATCGTTTGCTGCAGCGCCACCTCCGTTAAATTGAAGGTAATTACTCTGTAAAGGTTGTTGTACTTGACTCGGTTGAATTGAACCGAATTGTGGAGTTAAACTCATAATAATTGTTTTTTAGTTAAATTTATTCTTTTTAATACTTAGTTTTGAAGAATCAGGACTACTAATTGATTTAACTTTAAATCCACCTATGAAACCATCATTGCCTTTGGTAGCTCTAGGGCTATCTTTTAGGTTTTTAGATTTGTTAACAACGTCGCGGACAGCGTCAGCTTTACCTTGTTCATAGAAATGATTTACAATTGCATCTCCATTAGAAGCCATGTACAAAGCCTTGTGATAGCCTTTTGCATCATCCATAACACCTTCTTTATTTAGGAACTTACCTACAAAGTTATTGATGTCAGATTGATCGGTTGCAACTTTATTAGAATCTTGTACTCCATACCTAAATTTCTTACCACTGACATCGAAATCAAAACCTTTGAATTCATCAGAAAAGTATTTATTTGTATTGGACTTAAACTCTAAGTGTTGCTGTTCAGCAGTCTCTTGGTCTTCATTGAATCTGTTGAAAAAGTCTGTAGCTTTTTGCTGCTCTTGAGTAACGCCCGGTCTCAACTTGATCTCGTCGTAATATTTACTCTTTGTGCTTTCTAAAAAGTTTTTAGCTTTTGCAACTTCTTCTTTAAACGCAATCTTCTTTTTGCGTATATCTCTTTCCTCGTCTAGATCTTCATCGTATTCATAATCTTCTAAGATTAAATCTACGTCTTCAGACTCTAAATAAGGTTTTGTTTTTTTATAATATTCTTTTAATAAAACACTTTCATCAACATTTGAATAATCAGCGTTTAATCTAACGTAATCCTCGACTGTTCCTCCTGTGTCTTCCATAAAGCTAACTAGCTTTTCAACATTTTCTGGTAGTTTTCTACCTAAAACTTTTTCGTCTCTTACAGCTTCTTGAGCTTGCTTGGTTACCTGCTTTATTTCTTCGTCAGTTACTTCTTGTAAAGGCGTGAACTTGGTAATAGCATCTTCAACGGGCTTTTCGTCTCCTTGTCCCACTTCTTGCAATCCCACTTTGGGTTGTTCTGTAAGTAGCACAGGTTCCTTTGCTTCTTGCTTTTGAACGGCATCTTCTTCGGGTTTTAATGTGTCGTTAGGAATTACTACTTTAGTAACTTCTTCTTTGTTTTCTAACGCAGGTTCTTTAATGCTGACCTTTGTTACAGCCGGAGCTTCTTGACTTAACTGTTTAGGTTTAGTGCTTTTTCCTTTTAAAGAAAACTCACCTTCCTGTTTAGTTGTTTCTTCCATGATATAATATAATTAAATAGTTAATTTTGATATTACTAGAAATCATCTAGCCCGAAACCTCCTAGGGTATCATTTCCGGCTGACTCAAAATTTGTTGGTAATGAATCATTTTGTCTTTGTGATATCAACTCTGATTGTTGAGTTGCTTGTATTTTAGTTCTTTCGTCTTTTCTATCTTCTATCTCCTTCTCCTTTGACCCTTCAGAGTTAGCTTTGACTTGAGCAAGTTTCATTTGATAACCAAATTCCTCAGCCATTAAACCCCTTTTTATCTCAGCTTCAGCCTGCATTCTTTGTATTTCAAACTGGGACTTAGCTTGCTCAATACTTACTTTCTCAGCGGTTATAGCTTGTTGCTTTTGAACTTCGTTCATTGCCGCTTGTTCGGCTTGTTGAGCATTTGCTTGTGCCTGCGCTTGGATATTTGCTTGCTGTTGTTTTTGTTCTCTTTCTAGTTTTTGATTTTGTCTAAGCTTCAAGAATTGATTAGCTAGTTTTTGGTTTTTAATATTCCGAATATCTATAGCGTCAGACAAGGCTATAACACCGGTCTGTAAAGCCATTTGAACATTTTGCTCTAATAAAGCTTTTTCATGTTCTTCAGGTTCGATTTGTATGTATATACCAAAATCATGTATTTGTAAGTTCATTAACTCTTCTAAAGTTTTGACATTAAAAGAACTAATAGAGTTCCGTAAAGCACTATGTAGCAGTGGGTTAGCAATAACATCTGCAACTTTTAAACTTATGTTTTCGCATACTCTTAAAGTTACATAAAGCATAGAATCTAATAAATGCTTTGTAGCAACATTAGAAGCGTTTACTGCTAGTTTTTGAATACCAACTAAAGCGTCTTTATCAGGTTGACTACCGTCTCTAGCTTCGTTTAAACCGGTTACATCTCTAATCATCTGTAAGTAATATTGATACGTACCAATAAGACTTTGTATTTTAGCTTGTCCAGAAGAAGAGCTTAATTCCTGAATAGGTATTTTACCTGCATTCATACCACCTTCTTGAGTAAGTGATCTACCTACTATAGAACCAGTTTGAAAATACATATTTAAGGCTTCAGCTGGGTTATAATTAGTACCATTACCTAAGTCAACTTCAGCTAAACCGTCCATGTCTAGGAATACACCATCCGGTACTATTCTAGACATCACCTGTTGAAGTTTAAGATGCGTTAGTTGAATCATATCAGCAAAACCTGTTATTCTACTAACTATAGACTCTATTCTTCCTCTATACATTCTAGGAGCAGATATGCAATAATTCATTTCTACTTTCGTTGAGTCAGAAATCGGCCTTGTCATATTTTCAGCTAACTCCCAATTCAACATGTAATTATTACCTAGTACTTTTGCTCCTGTATATAAAACCTCTATAGTTCTATAAACTCTTTCAAAATTATCATTAGGAGGTGGATTAAATTCATCAGTTTTCTCTAAAGCTTTTTCTAAACCTTGTTCTGTTTTTTTAATCTTAAAAACCTGATTCATGTATGTCTTATATTCAAAGTACATTACTTGAACTGTATTACTATCATAGTTACCCCAGTTTTGTAAGTACTGAGAATTACCAGGCATTTTTTGTATTTTTAACAACTCCTCTTCAGGTATGTCGGGAAATTGTTTTTTTAATTCAGGTATAGTTATTGATTTAATTTCTCCAGCATAATATATATCTTCAAAATTAGGATCTTCTGTATATGAATAAACCAGATTAGCTGGATCAACATATTCAATTTTTATACCTTCAGTAGGGTCAAATCTAGTTTTTGCAGCAGTAATACCTATTACTGTTAAATCACTAGCTATTCTTTTCTTTGTTTCATCATACTTGTTAGCGGCTAAAACATTTGATATAACCTCTTCTTCAGCTATTTCAATGCTTTGCTTGTAGTTAAGTTGCATGTGTAAATCTAGTTCATCTTTGCTTTCAGGTAATCCAGCTATATCACCAGTAGAAGACAAGTCAATATCCATTTCCTGCTGCATATTAACTAAAGCTTCTTTAGCGGCTATGTCTCTTTCTATGGCTCTAGAGTAGTCAGTTTTAGCTTTTACAGAAAAAGGATCTTGTGCGTACGTAGTTATATCATAAGATTTATTTGACATACCGTTGACAACTATATCAACAAATTTCGATATAACAGGAACTGGTTTCCAGTCTAAATTAAGATAAGACAAATCACCATTTATAGACAATTCATCTTTATACTTTTGAATACTTTGCTCTCCTCTAGCATACTGCCTAAGTTGATGAAAGCTGTTATAGCTTTGTGTATATCTATTACCAGATCGACCCCCTTGAAACCATTCTTGCTCGATAGCCTGCGCAACTTGCGTACCATATTCGTAGCTTGATTTTTCTTCGTCGCTAACTACTTGGCTAGGAAATGAACTGTTACTATTAGTCTGTATTCTCATTTATTGTATCATTTTTGATGATGCGCCTTTGTTGTCGTATTTCTTTATACCTAAATTTATACTCCTGTATTCTTTCTTAGTTGATGGTATGTATCTATTCTTGTTACACGCCATTAAAGCTAATCCAGAGCTTATAGATGCATCATGCTTTGTTCTATTGTTTATATTAAACCTTGCCCAGTCTTCTAATGTTCTTTGAAAATACATATCACCATAACCTCCATCGGTTTTACCAATACTAGTATTTATATATGTTTCTATAGCAGCTGCATGGGCTTGTTTTATATCTTCACTAGAGTTAGGTATTCCGCCTATTTCTTTTTCTGTTATTGATAACTTATTCCAAACTTTATCAGGTCGATTCATAGAGTAACCTCTATAACCTCTTCTTTTGAAATGATATAATAGTCTAGGTTTATTATTTTCGCATAATATTGGCATGCCGTAGAATATACAAGCCATCAACACATCTTCAAAAAATATTTCAGCAGTTTGAGGTCTAGCTATATATTCTAAAAAGAAATGATTAGGAGGTACGTCCTCCATGCTAAACTTAGTCAAACCGTGTAAAGACCCATTAGATCCTCTTCCATCAACTGTACCTGATATATCATAACTGTCACAGCCAAACGCT